AGCTAAAGCCTCAATACCGTCTAGTTTAGACCCATCTGTTGATACATCTCGTCCATCCACAAGACCGTCTTTTAATAATACAGTTTCAATTGATACACCAGAATCTGCGGTTGTTTCTATAATTGTATCTGTGGTTATTTTCTGGCCTGAGTCCATAATCAGGTCGGAAACGCCGGACGTGTTGCCACTTGCTAATATTTCAGATAGTTCATTTTGTGCAGCAGTCTGCGCATCAACATAAGCTTTAACAGACTGTTGAGTAGGTACTTTAGTGTCTAAGTCCGATGCTAGTGTGTCCTCATCTATTACGAAAGACATATCTATAGTAGTAGTGTCTGTGTTCATCACAGCACCAGCAGCATCTACATTAGCTGTATCAGTTACATCAGCTAAAGCCTCAATACCGTCTAGTTTAGTTTCATCGGCTACTAGAAAAGAAGCTGTAGTAGCGTCTAGTATAGGGTCCCATGCTTGAACGTCTGTGCCTATTACTAGGCCTAGACTTTCTAATGTAGGGTATATAGTGGCCGCAACATTTACTACTGTAGTAGTAGGGCTTACAACTATACCATTCGTGTCATTCGTAGTTACTATGATTTTCATTATCTGGTTATTTCCGAGCGAACAGTCGCCTTGCCTTGTAACAATCGGGTTACAATTGCGTCAGCTGCTGTATATACTTCTATGTCATATAAGTATACGCCAGGAGTAAGAAGCGCGGTTACACTATTCGCCATAGTCATAGATATTTCGCCGTTTACTGCATCAGTTATTGTGCATACAAAAGTACCTGCTACAGTAGAGGACACTTTAGCCCTCATTTGCGCACGAGCAGAATACCCTGTAAGGGGTACAGGTAAGTCTTGCTCTGTCAAGGCTAGACCCATAGAAAAGTCTGAACCTTGATCAATAGTTATATCGTGAGTGCCGGCGGCCATAATAAATTCTCCATGGTTAGTATTATAACAAAGGGTATATTTTTTAGCAAGATTTATTTTTTGCTAGGTTAATTGAGCATCCCTTTGAGCTTCCAACTTCTCCAATGCTTCGGGTATAGGCTCTCCTGTTTGGTCGTCTATCAGCCTATGCTGGAAGGCCATCTATCTGCTCCTGTATAGAGGCAAGTGTATCTGCGTTTGGTTCGCCTAACTGAGGCTCTAGCGAAGGATCATCAATAATATCATCAGGACCAATAACTAGGTTAAGTTCCGTGAGATTAGAATAGAATGTAGCCTTAGAAGTGCCAATAATGTTCCTAGGCAAATCATCAACAGACTTGAGTCCGTGTTGTTCAAGAAACTGTCTTGCCTTGGTATGGCGCAGTGCTGCCTTCGTAGGTTTACCGGCAACTTTCTCTTGCATAACTTCCTCATCAGGCTGAATCACCTTAGGGGCCGTAACTGATACAAGTACTAAAGATTCATCATATGTGTCGGTAGAGGCTAACTGCTGTAGCAACCCTAAACACACCTTACATGTAACATTAGCTATCCTACGTGTGGCTACGGGATTAGTAATCTCCCCGCATAGAGGTATAGAAATTGCATCATAAGTTTCCTCGGGACCCCTACCTGAAAAAATAAAATGCCTTATGTTACGTGGAGGCTTAACTTTGGCCTCCTCTAGAAGGCTGTTATTGCTTTCATATAGTTGCTTCAGTTCTTTATTGGGCATTGCTTTGCTCCTCGTCATTTAATAGTATGTCATCATAATTAGTGCTGCCTTGTTGGCTGCCTAAGTCCCCTGACAATGTTCTATAGTTGATTAATGTGTCCCGAGTATGTACAGAGATCTTATAGTAAAGGCCCTGTGCTAATTCCTCTGAAAGTGTGTTGCCGATATTGTTATTGAACATCTCAGTAAGCCGTTTACCTACTGTGGTGACAATATCGTCTATCTGTTCATCTTCTAACATAATTGTTCCTCTCCTTTATTTTACTGTTGGTTTATGTTTATGCCGTAATTGAATATGGGAAATATAAAATATTACCCTTGAATGCAATTGCTATACTTCCTGCCTGCGACCATGTTGAGACGGAATAAGTGATATCTTCAGTTACTAGTCCTAAGCATGTCTTACCGCCATTGTTATGGCCATATATACCTATCTGGGTAACACTGGCTGTCGGAGCAAGTCCCTCCCGTATAATTAATGTGCTCTGTCCCGAAGGTACGGACGTAGGCCCAATAACCAAAGAAGAGTTGGCACTAGTACCAAGTCTGCCTGTATAGGAAGATACCTGATGCGTCGCAACACCATCCACGTTCAATGTTAAGTCAATGTCCACATCATCTTCGAAGTTTACATCTCCTACGATCTCTGGGTTACCTGCCATATGTATCCCTTTGGCTGATACAGCACCAAATACTCTCAGGGCATAGCTAGTAGAGCCTCCAAAGCCGATTGCATTAACGCCATAACCCCCAGTACCCCCACATTGCCCAATTATGCCAGAACTGCCGGAGGAAGTGGTATACGCAAACGCGGCATGTGATGTAGTGGACTTAAAGAATCCTCCATAGGTGCCTGCATCCGTTGTATTGCCTACAACTGATGCATTATACCCACCACTTGATGTACTACCCGTAGCTAGTAATTGGCCGTCTGTACTAATATCTCCTGCATATGTCGCAGCGCTACCATTTGAGGGTAAATTGATATTTAATACGCCGCCATCATACATACGCAGTCCTGCAGTATCTAAAATTACGCCGTTAGTCGGATTAGTGCCGGCGATAACAATCTTAGTAGTGCTAATAGTCCTGGTATAATCGTAGCTACTATCTAAGGCGTTTACAGCCCTGGTGCCTCCCGTGTTCTGTGTAGCTGTACTCTTGGCGTATGTAGCACTGTTGGCGATATCATCAAGGTCTCCAGAGATGTCAGCAAGAGTGCCTCCTACTACAGGAAGACCTACCGTAAACTCTATCCATGCACTACCTGACCATCTCCACATGGAATTATTGTCGTCGGTGTCCATCCATAGATCGCCAACACCCTCAGCAGTCGGTGCTGTAGTCTGTACAAATGTAACTACCTTACCGTCTGCAGTAGCTTGTGCAGTAGAGGCATCGGCTATAGCTTGTGGTATGTCTGTATTCTCTGCAAGTGTCCACACGCTAGAAACTCTAGTGTATATAGTATTTTTATCATTCGTATCGAACCATATATCACCATCAGCTTCCCCCTGACCCGAAGGAGCACTAATTTGCCAGAAGCTTTGTATCTTGGAGTCGGCACCTGCTTGTGCTGTAGCTGCATCTATAATAGCCTGGCTCGCTGTAGCCTGAGCTGCAACAGCTTTACCGTCTGCCACAGCAATATCAGCATCTTGATAGAGAACCCATTGTCCTGCAGCGATTGTAGTTGCACCCGCTGAAGCAGCCCTATACAATTTATTTCCATCGTCAGTGTCCATCCAGAAGTCCCCTATACCATCAGAGGTTGGGATACCTGGTTGAGCCCACGAGAAGATTTTACCATCAGCTGTGGTCTGTGCGGAGTCTGCAGCACTCTGAGCATTAAGAGCGTCTATATGTGCCACGCCTATAACGTCTGTAGGACTGAGAACCCACGATGTACCATTAAAACGGCTAAGCATAGAATAAGTGTAGGGAGGTGCTAAAGTATTATTTATCCACACATCTCCAATAATTTTACCTACAGTAGTGGGGGCAGAGCCTTGAACATATATGTGCATCTCGGCAAGAGCTATGGCAACATCTATAGCTGCCTGATCTGCTACCGCTTTTGCTGCAGCTATGTCAGCATCTTGATATAGTTCCCATTGACCTACAGCGATTGTATTTGCACCGATTGCTCCGGCCCTATACAGCTTGTTGCCGTCATCTGTATCCATCCAAAAGTCCCCTATACCATCAGAGGTTGGAATGTTCGGTTGTGCCCATGAGAAGATCTTACCATCAGCTGTTGTCTGTGCTGCATCCCCTATATCTTGGCCATTAAGAGCATCTACGTGTGCTTTACCTATAACATCATTGGGAGCTAAAGCCCACGCACCACTACTAAAGCGATATATCATGGAGTATGCATACGGCACAATTGGAGGATTGTACGTAGTATTATCCAGCCATATATCTCCCGTAATTTTACCTACAGTAGTGGGGGCAGAGCCTTGAACATATATGTGCATCTCACCAAGAGCTTCAGCAACATCTAATGCAGCCTGTACTAAGTCCCCATCTTGTATATCATCCCAATCGACACCATTATATCTCCACATATGGCTGCCATCATTAGTATCAATCCATATGTCCCCCGCTGTTTCTCCCTGTCCGCTTGGTTCTTCATCTTGGTAGAAGGTTTGTGTGCCTGCACCATCCTTAACAAAAGCTATAGTTATATCGTCAGAAGCAGCCTTACTAGCACTTGTAGGGTCTTGAATTTCTCGCACATCTACTGTAAAGTCAAGATCAGTGGCTGTAAAGTCCTCTACCTTATCTAAAGTTATAGTGTACCCCGCCGCTCCCGCGTTAGGAACAGAGTATACGGTTTCGGCTACCTGACTAATTTCTGGGTTGCTAAATCCTGCTCCAGTTATCTTGAATTCGGGATTCTTGAAGCCAGAAGCTGTTGCTGTTAGCACTAGGTTGGTGTAAGTAGTAGTTAGAACTTCATTTCCATCAAAATTAAGTAGGAGCGGACTAGATTTAAAAGTAACAATCCTGGTCTTACTCGTTAGATCAGGATTAACGATAAGCTCTATCGGGGTTAGCTCAAAAGTACCATTATTATTGCGTACTACAGCTATCGCGGTATCTAGTACTGAGTCATGATCAAACGTGTTTACCGCAGGAGTTACGGCAGTAATGGCACTAGAAAAAGTACGATCTATTACGATGGAAGTATCTGACTCAATAAATAGCACTTCGGCAGCATCTGTTGCATTAAATTTAATAACTTTACCTACCTCAAACTCGGTGAGAAATGCAGTTCCGGTGCCTACCACAGCAGTACTGTTTGCTGCAACACTAACTGTACCTGTTTGATTAGTGAAAGCGGTAGAAGTTGCGTTATTACCTGTACCTGTGTCATATAGATATTCTACGTTTAAAGGCTCTGCATTTACCGCGACTTCTTGATATCTTACTAGCTTCCAAGGGTCTGTAGTGTCACTTGCATCAAAAAATAAATAACTAGATTTGTACTGTGCTTCAATAGGCTCCATTGTATCAAAGTCTTGGGAAGGCATGTCACTAGCGTCTTGTATATATGTGTCATCAAGCCCTGTAGTATATGTATATACTGTATTTGGAGCACCCGCAGTTGATATTTTAAAAGTACTATCTTCTAGCTTAATTACTCCCGCGTCCGTAATGTATATAGGAGTACTTATTGTAGCACCTAATATTAACCCCTTATTCTTTGTGGGGTTGTATTCAGAGCCTATAATAACTACAAATTTAACTGTCGTAGTAGATGACTTTTTTCCATAAGTAGAAATTGTGCGTATACCTACTTGGTATGTTCCTCTAGGTAGCGTGGTCGCTCCTGTAGAAGTACTACCCGCAGGAGAATATGCAGGGCTCTCAAATCCTGGTATATTATGTATGAACTCATATTTATCTACGTACTCATAGGCAGAGCCATCGGAGTTCACAGGTGCGTCCCACCCTATATCTATAATGTTTCTATCTTGCCCCGTTTTAGTGACATAGATATTAGTAACTGGGGGAACAGGCTGCGACTCTATAGACTGTATAGAAAGAGGGTCCACGTAAGGATAGCTAAAATCTTGATCTATATCAAAATATTTATCATTATAGTGTTCAGCTGCTACAACATCATAAGTATTTTTTGAAGCTTCTGCAATACTCAAAACTTTGTAGGCTTTACTAGACCCCTGGACCGTTAGCCCATCAGTGTCTATCTCTCTTAAAGCCCATATAGTTTCTGCCTGTGGTATAGCCGAAAAAGCCGTATCTACAGTTAAAGAAGTGATGTCAAATCCTGAAGCAGTAGTAACTGTTTGATTCTCTACACGTATATGAGGCTGCCACGTAGTGTCAACAGGCTCTCCACTATCGTCTGTTAAATTATACCCTTGAGCTTCTGTGTACGTACCCGCTATAAGGTCTCCTGCGTAGTAGGTTACACCACTAATAGTGGCAGTGTCTTGTGAAAGAAAAACTGCAGGCTCTTGTATTAAAACACTGAGTTCATAAGTATTAGAAGACAAAGTAATTGCACGGTCTAAAGGCACAACAGTAGTTGACAATGTGCCGGTATTAGATATTCTGCCACTATAGGACACCGCGTACTTATCATTATCTAGTACATTTATGATGTTTCCGGGTTGAATGAACGCAGCGTTAACAGAAGTAGAAAAGCTAACAAGCTCTTTTTGATTAATAGCTGTCCAAAGCTTCCATCTACCATATCTAGTAGCCTGCCCTAGGGAGGTGGTACCAAAAGCAACTGCGTTTTCTTTTATTAACTTGCCTGTTTTTACAATGTTCTGTCTATCTTCTACAATCAAGGCTTCTGCATTAAAATTATTATCTGGATTATTCCACCCAACCACAAACTGGTTAGGGCGAACTTTACTACTAGTGCCCTCATAGTTGAAGCTGCCCCCTATTACATTGGCTTTTGAAAAGTTATAAATGGGGTCTTGTGCTTGGTCTATAGAAGGAAAAATATTACCTTCGGTCCAGTATAGCATACCACGAAATATAGTAGCCATATCTTTAAGGACTTTGTATGCTTGGGTAGACTTAGCTAAGTATAAGTTAGCTACAAAACGAGGCTCCATCCCTTCTTGTCCGTCTGGTACTAACTCATCACAATATCTAGCAATACGGTATAGGGCATATTTATCTATATCTGTAGTACTTAACCACTCCCCTAAACCATATCTATTGTTTATAATAATATCATAGAAAACCCAAGCAGGGTTATTAGTATATACAACAGTGTCTCTAAAAGCTCCATCCCAGTTTTGGTAGCTAGCTTCAATGGCTCCTGTTGTTACGTTGCGATTATAATTAGCTACTCCGTCCGCTGCTTCGTCTCTTGTAACATAATTAGACGGAACTTGTACTAGCAAGCCCTTACAGAGGTAGGAAGTATTGGGAGGAGACGTAAAGTTCTTAGTGCTTACTCTAGTATTAATATACGCTGTGTATGGGTGTGTTAATCTTTCTCTAACCACACTAACTGCAGTAGATAGAGAAGACTCTAAGCTTATGTTATAGTCCCCTTCTCTCTCGTAGGTGCCATTTTCGTTTACCCCTACATCGTCCCTTGTAAGTTTAGATACTTTTATTTTAAAACTATTAAAAGGCTTGTGCTTTTCTAAGTCTAGTATTTCCTCTATTGAGAAACTTGCTGCTTGCATAGAAGTATGGGTAAAATAGGCAGCACCTCCTAGGTTATAATTTGACCAAACTCCAGAGAATCCAGCGCCCCTATCAAAGTCTAACTCTATTTTATATGCACAAATACCTACGTATGTTTTTCCAGACTCGGAGCTTGTTTGCTGTAGCCCGGGGTACGCAAAAGTTAAGCGTACCTCGTCTACCTGAGGAATTACTGCTGCAGAGAGCCCTAATTCTGTAGACGTTAGGGTTGATTCGCCACCTAGCGTATAATCGGGCCAGCTGGTTCCTGTATCTGCTACATTAAAATCATGTGAAACACTGGAAGTTATCGAAGTGGCTCCAGTACCTCCGTACACATCAGATATAGGGGCTTGTTCTAGATATCCATTTCTCATCTCGAAACGGAACTGTTCATACTTTGAATCGCTGCTAATAACAGAGCCAGTACTCAGGTTAGCAGAGAAGTTACTTGCTCCGATATCACACTGATAAGTACCTGTTATAGGGGATACTGCAGCTAAGGTTAATTGAGTTACCCCCGCGTTAAATGAGGATATAAGTAATTTTCCATCGACAAATACTGTGTAGTCGGAAGCATCCGCATAATTAGCATTTAACGTGCTGCCGCTCATAGTAACACAAGTAACAACAGTAGTACTAGTATAGGTCTCTATATATCCTTTGAAGTACTCTACCCCATTTTTTACCAAACGAATAAATGCAGCCTGTGAGGGGTTTGCATCATCTCGTACCATAGCAGCGCTAAAGATAGCCGCGCTTGCTGTAACAGTAACTCTTTGAGAATCTACACGTGCAGAGGTTGAGCTAGCGGCTGATTCAAACTCTCTAATAAACAGGTATTTAGCCCCTACATTGCTAGCATACTGCGAGAGGTCTTGTCCATTGGCTGCGATAGTTACAGCAGCTGAACCTGTAGTAAATGCAAAGGTGGTTGCGGTTCTAGACAGGGACTTCCCTGCGGCTCCTTTCTCCATGGCATTATCATCGTCTAAATAAATCGAGGCTGCACCATCGACCAGCCCATAGATAGGCCCCTCAGAAATTATATCTGTTCTAGATATAATCTGTTCCTTGCTTACTTTATTGTTTGAGCTAATTAATGGCATTAATCTAAATCTCCGTTTTCTCCAAGCTCAAGTTGCAAATACTCGGATTCTTCAAAATTATTTATGTAATTCTCAGTTGCAGAGATTGATTTTACTGCTATAGATATTGGCTGTCCCGGTACCCTTAGTTCTCCGTATAAGACAGGAATGGGGTCTCCTTCAATTATATTACTTGTACTACCTTGGTATAAGTAACCATCCTCTTCTTGAGAGTCCACCGAAGGGTCAGGTGCCATTATTTGAGATAGGCCCGATAGTGCTAGGTTAGTGGCGATTGACATTGCTACTGCCCCCGCTAATGCATAAGCACCCCCTGCTCCTGATAGCGCTGCTCCTATGCTTGCACTACTCATTGTACCATGTAGGCCTACTAATGCTGCACCTCCAGGTATTAATAGCACGGCAAACATTGCAGCTGCTGCAAGTAATTTACCCCCGCCGCTTTTTGCACCCGCTATTACTGGAGATATTGTTATGTCTCCTTCTTTAATAGGCAAGAGTAAAGACTCGGCGTCCTGTACTTCTTTCCCTGCCACGGACACGTGAAATTCTATACCTTCTTCATGTGCATCTATTAGGTACTTACGAAAAGAAGGGTAATTAGCCTCAATACTTTTTAAGGCTTCTTGCACAGAAGTAGCTACCGTATTATGTACAGTACCAAACTGGCTGCCTAGATCTCCCTCTAAGTAAAGGTTACGTCTCATATCTATATACTCTTACTAAACTCTTTGCCCAGAATGGGTATAAATTCTCTCTACAGGATAGCCTGTTAATTGCATGATGAAGAAAAGTATCTCCATCTAGTGCTATACCTATATGCATATTTACTCCGTTATTTTCAAATATTAGTATATCGTGTTTTTGATAATTATCAACTGGAACGAACCCCCAATATTTTAATTCTTCATCTGTGATATAATCTTCGCCAAGCTCTGACCAGTTATCCTTGTATTCTTTTCGTGCTGGCAGGGAGATACCAAGTACTTTCTGATAGTATTCTATAGCCAAAGATAGACAGTCTGTAACCCCAAATTCATAATCTCGCCCAATTAACTCCGAAGCCTTCCTAGTAGGCTGTAGATCTGCCCTGCTCATAGATGGATAAGAATATATAGTGAAAGGAACTCCTAAAGCATTACAGTGTACAATATCTGCTCTACTAGGAGTGCAGGGTACATCTGGATGACTATGTACTATACTAAAAATATCATATTTTCTAGAAATAGCTAAGAAGTCATATGGGTTTATGCTGAAGTGATCATTATCCTTAGCTTCATTTCTTAAAGGAAACCACCTCTTGCGACCTTTAACTATAGCTACTACACCACAACCTTCTCTAGGGTAGCACTCCTTGAAGTGCTGTTCGATCTCTTTATCTAAATTTATCACTGCCCGGAAATGCTCCAAAGGGTAAAGTCTTTACTGTATCTAAGTCATTAGATGGGTTTCTGTTACTTCCAGCACCTGAAACAGGCATAAACTGAAATCTACACTTACAGGAATCAAGTATTTTACCACAACTATCTCCCCTTATCCAGTATTTGGAGGTTGTTGTGGGAGCCTCATTAGTGTGAGATCTAACACATCTCCATATAGTATTAGTGTACTCTACATAGTCACTCTGAGGAGGAGTAGTACTATTATTAGTATATCCAGTAGCTCCGCTCCAGACTGTGTAGGCTCTACACTCTCTCCAATCTAGATCTGTACTAGAGGGAGCTGTAGAGGTAGCGTTTATACATTGCCAGTACCTGCCTGCGTACGAGTTATACTCATCTACTACTGCAGAAACACTAAATGCGCTAAAGTCTCCCACTGGTATAATAGGCTCATCGTCTATTGAGAAATAAGCCTTATGGGTATCGGAGCCCACTGATACGGTACTGGCGCCAGACCAAATACACCCGCCTTTGCCGCTGAAGGCACCTTGGTACATCCAGCTGCAATATTTTCCTGTAACAGTCCTGTTTGGTATCTTGGCCCTTTCTAGATCATATGCTGAGGCTAGCTCAAAAGATACGAATATGTTATTAGCCGAAGCAATCCTGTCTATTATAAAACGTTCTCTAGGGAATTCTACAGGAGGATTTGCATCTCCTGATTCTCCGTATAAATACTTAAATAATGTTTGCCTACGAGTTACTGTTTTACCAACTAGATCATCGTTAGTATCAATTCCTTCCCCAGATAGTGCATCTCTAAATACAGATAGTACATTAGCTACCGTTAAAGTGGGTCGAGCCGACGCTCCGTCTGATCCGGCCTCTATGCCGGATATTTCAATAGGAAGGGCTACATACGTGTTAATAGTAGTAGGCGTAGTATAGTCCCTAAACTCTATATTCGCTAAGGCTCCGTCTGTTCCAGGATGGAAGAATAAAGTACTTGAGCCCAGAGAGATCTCGTAGAGATCTATTAAAGCCTCTCCTGGGTCTTGTAATTGTGTTAACTCTATTAATTCGCTCATTATGCCTCGTAAACTCTTCTAAATGTTGCATTTGCTGAATAAAACTGGTCATACTGAAAACTTTGGCTGTAGGAATCACACACTACTTTTATAGCCGTCTCTCCTCCCCCATTAGAATCAGGGATAGTAAACGTAAAAGGAGTAACGCCATTTAACGAGTCAAAATACTGAATAATATCATCAATTTCATCATTGGTTCTATTATTGAAAGATACTTGAAACGTTTGTGCGATATTGTTTATACCGTCTACTAGCCTCTGCTCATACCCATCCCCAAAACTTGCGCTAAGAATTCTAGGTACTGTGGTTCTGTTCATGCCCTTGTCAGGACAAACTTGTCTGCTGCCATACGGCGCTGTTGTTAAAAACCCTACGGCCATTATGATGCTCCATATGGGCTAAGTATTCCACCTGCCCTCTTCTGATTTTGTAGCTCTCTCTGCACTGCACCCGCTATAGCTTTGCCCAGCTGGTCCATATCACCTCCACCACCATTTGAAGAGCTTGAGCCGCTTGCATCGATATTAATATTTATCTGGTTTCCTGAGCCTTTAAGGTCTACAGGCACAGCTCCATTAGCTAGAGGTATAACTGCCTCTTTACCGTGTGTCATAGTCAGAGAGCCTGTCTTAGCGCTGTCTACTATTCCGCCTCCTGCAAATCCAGGAATTGCACCAAGTACAAAAGGTAGTGCACTTTTTAGCATTCCAAAGAAGCCTCCAGAGCGTGTGGACCCAACTCCACTTACTACAGGGGCTCCCCCTGGAAGTGCGGCCGAAGTAAAGGTTTGCATAGATTTACCTAATATTGCGGCGGAGATGCTAGAAGCTACTACTCCGCCGGCAGTTATCATAGAATTAGCAATTATAGAGCCTGTTGCATGCGCAGTGGCTAACGCATCTTTCTTCATTATTATATTAGTTATCTGTTTGGCTAAGGTATCTGCGGTGGACTCTAGAACGCTAACTGCTATAGTCCTCATTGCGTCTTTCAAGCTGCCTTCGTTATTCTTTATTAAGTCTCCGATTCCTTTAGACAGGCCACTTTCAAGAGCTTGCTTAGCACCGTCTGCTACTTGATAGTATGTTGAAGCTTTACGTTCTAGTGCCGCTGTTTGTGCATTAATTAGTTCAAGCTCTTCTCTCTGTCTCATGATAGCCGCAGCTTTAGCTGTTGTATCCATTTTTGACTCTTCTATGTTTTTAATTCTTTCTTCAGCAAATACCCTTCTATCTAACAGAGACTGCTCTTCTCGCTTCATAGCTAGAAGAGCTTGCTGTCCTGAGGTAGTACCTGTTCCATCTACTACAGCTTGAAGTTTAAGCTTTGCCGCGTTTCTAATACGCTGTTCATTCAGTAAATTCATTTTTGATAATAGAGTTATTTCTGCCACTATAGCTGTTTGTCGGGCCTTAGCTGCTTCTCTACCCACATTATCTACGGTTATGTCTCTTAGTATTTTTGCCTTGCCAGTATATTCAGCAACTAAACCTATTACGGCTCTCATTTCTTTGGTCTCAGGCATGAAAGACGCCATTATAGTACCCACATCTTGAGTATTCTGCAGCT